TCATTTCTTGTTCTTGTAATATTTTAGTTCCTCTTTAATGACATCAGGATAATGTTCTAACATAAATTCCAAATCCGAGGGTTTATCCATAGTAAGTTTCTTCATCAACATTTTAAAATCCTTTTCGGGTATATCTATTTTACGCTTAGTTGAGCCCTTCCAAAACCAATCTGGATAAGGTTCGGACTTAATAAAATGAAACCATAAGTTCATAATGGTTACTTTATCACATCCTTTTATATTTAATTGTGCGGCTTTTTCTGGATAATTCTTTGAAAAGTATCTATTGAAAATAAAAGCATTCGTTTCCTTATCCTTATCAGTAATAGTTTCCCATTGACCGTGATTACGGAACATCACATTCGCTATTTGCGACATATTAGCCATATATTTCTCTCATCTCATTTAATAAATCTGATGGTATATTATCCACCTTTAAGTCCATCATTTTGAAGTTCTCATATATCCTTGTACTAATTTTGGACATATTTGTTTTTGATAGCTTCTTCTTTTCACAAATTATGTCTGCAAAATTCTCTACTAAATCTGGATCGTCTAACTTAACCTCGCCAAATTCTGTAATATATTTATCATAAATTCCTTGAGCACCTTTCTCTCCAATTCCCCTTACTCTACCATTAGCACCAATTACTCGATACACAGAAGGAATATTATCACTTCTATCTCCCGATACAATCTTAACCATTAAAGCTTCAACTGGATCTACATCAGTAATCTCATATTTATTATGAAGTCTATCATATAATTTTAAGAAGTCTTCATCATTATTTAAATTGAAAATATCATCAGACTTTTGATTTCTAACTTTATCAAAAAACATTGCGTGGTTCTTAGGTAAGAAGACACGACTCTTATTATACATCTCATTTGACATAATATTAATCCACATATCATCAAGTGACATATTTAATAATTGCTTAATATCATAATCATTTGTTATAATAAAATTGGATTGTTTCTTCTCATTACAATCATTAACCACTAATGATATCCAATCATCACCCTCAACTCTTGGATATTCCAATACAGTGACTCCCTTTACCTCATCTTTAAATTGTGAATATGTATCATATACAAATTTCCAATCAATATCAGTATCTTTCTTTCGTTGAGCTTTATATTCTTGGTTTAGATTTTTTCGCCATGATTTCTCTTTAGAATCTGAAACTAAATATATTTTAGAATATGGGTACCATGAACGGTAATTGGTGAGTGAATTTTCTAATGCTTGATATAATGCTCCGTAAAGAAGATTATTCTTATGTAGTGTGAACACTAGTCGTGATAGGATATAGTTCCCATCGATTATACAATTTAAAAGCATACTTCATCTCAATTCCTTTTTATTTATAGTTAAATTAAGCGACAATGTTTAGACTATAACATTGATATTAAATTCATCACGAGCTGATAAAAATTCACATTGGTATTCTTGACGTATCTCATAATCCTTTATCCAAGGTAATTTTTTATAAGCATCACTCTTATATGTTTCTCGATTAAAGTAATCATATTTTCTACAGGTAAATAAATCATAGAATGTATTAAACCCATTAGGAACAGATACTAATAACATCCGTGAATTCTTACTTGCTAGCATTGCTGGTAAAACATTCTCAACAAACGCAGTAGTGAATTTATCAGATAGATATGCAAATTGATCAACAATAATTATATTCCAAGTTTGTGATATCACCTCTTGAAATGTACAAACAAATTTCACACTAGACCCATTTCTAAATTTAACAGTTTTACCATTAAAATCTGTACCTGGTTGCAACCCAAAAGGTCTATTAGCTATTAAATTTAAAAATTTTGAGTGTGTCTCCTTCACAGTACCTATGTTATATAACATAACACAAACCCTCTTATTACTATTATTAGATAAGTGTTTTAATAACCATGTTAAATACAAATATGTAACACCAACACCTCTAGCAGCATTGAAAATATTATATTTACATACTTCTAAATTAGTAACCATTGAAATTTGTTGATCAGTTAAATCTGAACCTAGGTGTTGATAAGTAGTCAGTGAATCCCAATTATCAATAATAGCTTTCTCTTCTTCATTATATTGATATCCTACTTCTAAGTCTCTCAAATTATTAAAATCTCTATGAAAAGGGTACCGTGACGGAAATTGTATACCTGTTCCTAAAATACTTTTAAGTTTGAAATGTCTTTTCAATGCTTGTGTATCTAATTTTCTATATATTTCAATGGTTTTAGAATCCCACTTTATGGCTTTTTCTATAAGTTCCTTATTCCAAGGAAATCTTTTTTCTCTACTTTTCATTTAAAATCTTTCTTAATTTCAAATTTCTACTAAGACCCGTTTTAAGACCTTCAAAGTATTCCTCATCAATCTTTTTAACCTTCTTAATAGATATTATCTCATAATTAATAATGTGTGTCTCACATCCTAAATCATCAGCATCGATAATATGTTTTATTTTCCTAACACTTAATTTATTATGTGTCCCTTCACCATTTTTATCATAAGTTGTTATTATTATATAGGTCATAAAATCTTTACTACCAACAATCTCTGCATCCTCCAAATCCGCACCATGTAGATTAACATTAATAGACAACTCGTTATCTTGCTTTTCAGCATTTATAATATGAATTCTATGAATATTAATATCATTAATGAATACGTATTTATCTGATCGTCTAAAAGAAGCATTACTAAATGCTGGGCTTCCGACTATATCATATGTTGCTAATTTTTTCACTGTAAATGAATTACTTCCTATCACTTTAATAATTCTGTTTTTCTTAGGTTTGAATCTTTACCAAACCATATATTCAAACTTTCTTTTGATAAATCATCTTTTGTTATCAATGTCATTTTAGGTGTATTGATAATTGTTTTATACTCATCATCAACCAAAGCTGCTAGACCCTTTTTATATTTAATTTCCCAGTTAGCAATAGACTTTTCTTTCTTGCACCAATTATCATATTCAGTTTGTGTATAGAATAATATTTTCTTCTTAGCCTTTTTATTATAAACAGAAACAATTGGTGTCTCTACTTTAAAGACCATCTTTCTATCAAATAATGCGGGCCAATATCTATGAAAGAAATTCAATAGTAATGCTGAAATGGAATTTCCATCAACATCAGCATCAGTATATAATAAGATGCGACCATATCTTAAATCTTTAAGATTAGGCTCATGTCCTAGTTTTAATCCCAATGATGCCATCAGGTTAATAACCTCTTTATTACTAACTAACTTAGACGTTGTGATATCAGATACATTTGTAAACTTTCCCTTCAATGCAAACGCTCCCATTGTTTCTGGAACCCTATACTTACGAAAAGCTGATATCGCTGAATCTCCCTCAAATATTCCCATTGAACATTTCCACCTATCTCTACTCTTTGCATCAATTAGTTTCTCCACTTTAGTTTTAGATAGACCACGATTAAGATTTCTTTCTAATTTAGATTCATCAGCCAATTTTTTCTGTTCAACCCAATCAAGTATTGACTCGATAATTTCTGATTTGATAACCTTCTTAATAAAAACATCTGTCACTTTATATTCAAATCCAAAATCTTTAACCTCTGTTATCATCTTCTCTTTTGTTTGTGATGAGAAGCTTGGGTTTATAATAGTTGAGTTCAAAAAGAAAAACATATGGTTTTTCAATTCTGATGGTTTAACATCTACTTTATGTTTCTTTTTAAAATATTCTCTTAATGCTGATATAATTTGATTCATAACATAATCTAAGTGTGTACCACCATCATATGTTTCAGTAGCATTAGCGAAAGAAACTTGTTGAAATCCATTTTCGGAAGGTGCAATACCTATTGACCAAGTTTTCTTTTTATCTTCTTCATATATAATTTCATTAGAATAATAACTAACATAATCTTGAAATGATTTAATATCAATTATTTTACTATTGAAATAGATTTTCAATCTAGGGTTACAACCCGCGATGTCAAAAATTCTTTTCTGAATCAATTTAAAATGTGTGTCATTTATATCATCCATTCCAAATTTATCAAAATCTGGCTTATAAGATATCTCTGTATGATTTTTTTTAGCTTTAACTATTTTTGGAATGCCTTTGATGCGCATGTTGTTCTTAAAGTTCTGTGTGAATTGTTTCTTACCATCACACGTTACAACTTTAAATACTGTTGAATAGATATTAGTTAATGTTGAACCAACACCATTTAATCCTGCACCAGTTCTCTTATCAGTTGCATCTTCAAAGTTAGAACCTGCTTTAAGATTTGAGAAAATCATCTCTGGGATCCACTCATCTCCTTCATCCGCCATCTCAACGGGTATTCCACCATTGTCCCAAACACTAATTGCATCATTAGATACTTTAATCTTAATAGTATTTAGTTTTGATCCTTCTCTTTTAGACTCATCAACTGAGTTCATTACAATCTCATCAAAAATCTTTAAGAAGCCTGGGTTATATGTTACTTTTTCTTTTACCATCTTCGATTCTCGAAGAAGCCATTTCTCATCTGTGTGTGGGGATATTGAACCAATATACATACCAGGTCTTTTTAGTACGTGCTCAATATCATCTAATTTTTTATACTTTCTCTTAGCCATTAAATGTTATATTTTTTATATAGCGATGTGTTTAATTATGATAGTAGTCAATCTTAATAAGTAAAAATTTATTACGTTGGTTCTCATCTACATTATCCATATAATCAAATACTGATTGTATACTATCTAATTTCACCTCTTCTTCATCCATGAATCCAGCACCAATACTTATGCCAACCGATACTTCATATGAATCATATATTAATTCGAGTCGTGTCATGATATCCCTAGATATTCTTTTATAATCTTCCCATGTACAATGTTTGTCATTAATTCTAACATAATGTCCACTAATTTGTGATTCATCTCTTGCTATCCAAAGTTCCAAACTACCATTGCTTAAATATGGCGCAATCGCTATATCACCATCTCTTGCAATATTTAAAATATCATCAATTTCTCGCTCAAGTTTATCATCATTAAAATCTTTCCATTTCTCTATCATATTGGTATATATCACATTACAGAACACCAAAGAGCTATATATATGATGAAACTATATAAATAATAAAGAATATAAATACTATGGAAGAGAAGTCGATATCAGAATTTTTATCAAATGAATACAAAGAATTTGCACTATATGTAATTGAAAATCGTGCAATCCCTTCTGTAATAGATGGTCTAAAACCATCACACAGAAAAGTGATACATATCGCATCCAAGATATGGAAAACAGGTAATGAGAAGGTGCTTAAAGTCTTCCAATTAACAGGTAAGGTTGCTTCTGATGCATTTTATCATCATGGAGATGCCAGTTTATCTAATTCAATTATTAACATAGCACAGAGCTTTAAAAACAATGCTTCTCTATTAGAAGAAGATGGTCAATTTGGTTCTTTAAGATCACCACAAGCTGGCGCACCAAGATATATTGGTACTAAATTAAGTCCATATTTTCGTATGATTTATAAAGATCATTCTCTATTAACTTTTAAAGAAGAAGAAGGTGAATCAATAGAACCTAAATATTTTTTACCAATTATACCAACAGTTTTAGTGAACGCTAGTTCTGGTATTGCTGTTGGGTTTGCTACTAATATTCTTAATAGAAATATGGATGATATTATTACATCTTGTATAGGGTATTTAAAAAACGGTAAAATAAAAAAAGTTGAACCAAGTCTTAATGCATTCACTGGTAATTATAGACAAGATGATCAGAATCATAAGAAATGGTTTATCTCTGGTAAATTTGAAATAGTTAATACTACTACTGTTCATATATCTGAGTTACCACCTTCAATGACTTATGAAAAATATGAATTAATATTAGAAACATTAATAGATGATAAGAAAATTGTTAGCTATGATGATAAATGTGCGAATGATATTAATTATATCATTAAATTCAAGAGAAATGAATTAAAATCATTTAGTGATTATGAAATACTTAAGCTTTTAAAACTTGAAGAAAGTCAAACTGAAAACTTTACGACTCTAGATGAGGATGGTAAGTTAAAAATATTTGAAAACTCAAGTGACATAATCAAATATTTTATGGATTTCCGATTATCTTATTATGATAAACGAAAGAAATTCATGATTGATAAGATCAATCGAGAGATAAAAATGTTAACCAATCGCTCACAATTTATTAAGTTAATACTACAGAAGAAAATTATTCTTAATAATAAACCTAAAGCAGATATTATTGATCAAATAGAAAAACATAAATTAGAAAAACAAGATGCTTCTTATGATTATTTACTTCGAATGCCATTATATTCTTTAACAAAAGAATTGGTTGATAAGATAGCGAAAGATATTATACTTGAAAAAGCTGAATTAGCTAGACTTAAAAAACTAAAACCAAAAGAAATGTATGTTGATGATCTGAATCAATTGAAGAAAGATGTCAAATCTTATGAAAAGCAAAAATAAAATAAAAGTATTACTACGGTATGAATATCTAGATGTGCATTCTATTGAAAGAATGTTATACATTGTTTTTATACGTAATAGATATTTATATTATATCAATGATAAAGCTTCTATCATAACACAAATAGATGATCATGATCACGAATTTGAAGCTATTTCTAATGATAAAATGAAATACATAAAATATAATTCCAAGGTTTTGACTCTTAAGAAATTAAATGAAATGGTTTCATTTCTTAAGATAATGCAGGGTGATATTCAAGAAGCTTCTGTTAAATCCATAAAAAGATCTTTAAAAATACAGAATTTGTTAAAATAATTTGTATATTTGTTCCTTAACTATAAAAAGAACTATATGTTTCAAAGAACAGAAGCCGTAAGAAAGATATTTTACGCAAATTCAATAGTGTTTATCATAACATTATTTTTTCCCGCTCTAATATCAATGCTAGCCCTTACTGGGTTTAGCGATCCAAACTACAATTTTCTAGGAATATTCACTCATATGTTTGTACATGGTGGGTTTATTCATTTTATTATGAATATGGTTGCATTACTTTCAATCGGTCCCATGGTGGAACAAAGTCTTGGTAGCGAAAAGAAGTTTTGGATATTTTATCTTATTATGGGACTCTTTGCGGCACTTCCTCAATCCTTTTTTGGTGGTGGAGTTGGAGCATCAGGAGCAATATTCGGACTCTTTGCATACCTAACATGTATGAATCCCGATTTAAAATTTACATTCCCGCCATTAAAAGCTAAATGGATTATGGCAATCTATGTTGCTTTCAGCGTTTATTCAATTGTAAGTGGTAATATGTGCGGTATCGGACACTTTGCTCACTTAGGAGGTGCAGTAGCAGGAGCCGCTTTGTTTTATGCTAACAAACACTTTAAATTAGGATAATATAATATTTTTCCGTATATTGTACAGATATTCAAACAAACAAAAATGATTCAAAGAATGCGAAGAAGAAGCGTCCGTAAATTTTTTAATAAGAAAATCCTTGAACAATTAGTTGAGGGTTCTAACTATGATGATGTGCGCCAAGATTTAATGGCTAAAGCACGTAAATTCAGAGATAAAACATACGAAATTGTCACGGATGAAAATTTCATTATATCAGAAGAAAGTGCTGATGATGTTTCAGGTAAAGCTAGAGCACTTACTTATTATGTTCTCGAAGCTGAGAAGCGAATCATTGATTTATATAAAATCGAAAGAGAGTGGTATCAACTTGGACTATCACCAATAAAAACTTATAAACTTTTAGTTTTCAAAGAAAGAATCACTGATCCTGATATAGAGGAAGATGATTCCGATAAAAAACCACGAAGTATTATTTCTACACACGTATAATTCGATTAAATTCCGTATATTTGTTATATGACAAACGAGCAAAAAGCAATAATCTGGAATTTAATCGAAAAGTATGATAATACTCTTCGAAATATGTGTGATTCACTCTCAAGAATACTGACGGGGAACGACACAGATGATGATTATCTAGAAGTTTTCAGCAACTACCGAAAAATCACTTATAATGATGAAGGTAATATTGATGGGATTATTGGAGACAAACTATTTTTAATACTAAACTAAGTCGCTACGCAATAGCTATTATAATATAAATGTGTATATCATGATGTTTCATGAAATGAACTATAATTTATGAGAAGAAGTAACTACAAAGGTCAAACAAGAGCAGAATATATGAAGAACTTTACAAGAGTAAAGGATATCATTACTAAGTCAGCGGGCGACCTTGATAAAAAGAAAAGTCTTGCTCGTACTCAAGCTAAATTGATTAGAGTAGAGAACAAAGCTATAAATCGTGCGATGGCAGCCAGAGAACTAGGTGAAGAAGAAATCTTTGATATATTCTTTCGCAGAGCTTATGCACTTGGAGAAGTTGGCAAGAAAGAATTTAGAGACTATCAACTATCTAAATTAGGAATTGTATAATCATATGAGAAAAAATAACGACAAATACGAATTAACTGATGAACAACTTGAGATTTATAAAAATTTCAATGTACATCCACAAAAAGATAATCTATCGAACTTGAATGAGTTTGATAGATTTGTTATGTTATATACATGCACATTGATGCATGATCCTGAGCAAATCTATGCTCAATTCAATTCTTTTAAAGATGAACTGATAGATGATATTAAACCATTATCATCAGTATTTGATCCAAAAATGTCTGAAAGAGTTGAAAAACTATTTGAAGATAATAACATTACAATGACAGAATTCATTGATGGTTGTAGTGAAATTAAATTCCCAGACATTTATACAGAAAGCGAAGCTAAAAAACTTAGACGAGATAATAATATAAACACAATTTTAGACTAAATGAAAAAATTTAAATATTTTGAAACAAACGATGGTAAGACTCTAATGAGTGCCAAAACTATTGTTAATAACAAAGAAGTTACTGTCACAGTTAATGCTGAGGGTATCTTAGACGTATCAACAGAAGATGATGTTAAGGTCGATAAAGACCTTTTCTTAATTGCTGATACCTTTACATACACAGATCCTGTTAGTGGTAAAGACTGTGAATTGATTGAAGAAGTTAATACAGAAGAAAAAAAAGAGCCTGTAATCGGAAAATTCAAACTGAATAAGCCAATGAAGGCTTTCTTTCGTATGAAAAGAAATTTTAGAGTACATTCTGATTATGCTTTCATTGAAGCATCAGAATTTTCAGGAACATTTGAAGAAGGAGTTAAAATGAAATTAACATTATGCTCTGAAAATACTGCTAACTTTGAAGAAATTAGCACAGATCTAATTGATGATGCAATGGCGCAGAGATTTCTTAACGACCTTGTCGATCAAAAAAGTGTTTTATGGAATGGTAAATCTACGCTTCCTAAATATAAATTTACAGATGATAAGAATAACAGAATCTATCCTGAGGTGGAAGAAGTCAAGCCTATTGATAAATTAAAGAATCTTTTTGATGAAGATGATAAAGCTAAAGTAAGCAAGAAGGGAATGTCATTCCTTGAATCATTACTTAGTGATAATGAAACTGAGGATGAAACTGTTGAAACTGAGTTAGAAGTAGTTGAAGAAGTACAAACAACTGATGAACCAGTTGATCTTGCACAACAAATGATGAAAGAAGCATTTGTTAAAATGAACAAAGAAAAAATTGAAGAACTTGAAGCACGAGTAACTTTAAAAGAACGTGATGTCATGAAATATAACAATGATATGGCTCGCGCAGAAAAACTGAAAGACCAAGTTCTTGAAGATGTTAGAATATTAACAACACGACTAGAATCTCTCAAACCAAAGAATGAAGCAAATGGATTTATATTCTTCGTTGGTGCGGAAAATAAATCTCCAGAAGTTGATGAAGAAGCTACTAGAGATATCTTATCTAAAATAGCACCACACCTTAAACTTAAGGAAGATGCTCTCTTAGAACTTTTTAAAAAGAGTTATTATCAAATTTACATTGCACCAAAAGATGATATTAAAAGTAAAGTAATCACACGTGAAATTCTTAAATTAGTATCACATCTTGATCCAAATGGAACTGTTAATTTGACCAAAGAAAATGAACTTGAATATAGAGGTGAATATAATTGGCATAGAATTGTTGACCGATTATTGAAATTAGGATTTGAACAAGATGCTGAATTTGATAAGCTATGTGGTTCTAATTCATATTATAGTGACTCACTTGGAGCAGCGGATGAAACAGTTGAAACAGAGGATGATGAAAGGGCTCTCATTGAAAATGGAGTAGCACGTAAGATGAAAGGGGATTCTTTGGTTCTCGGACAAGATAGCAATGGTAATATGTCAGTACAAGAAACAAATACAATGACTGCTAAGATGAACACAGCTTCACCTTCAAACGCAACAAAAACAGTAACTGAGCCAAGTGGTCCTGATGTAACAAAGCATTCAACAGATAATGGTGATTTATTTGTTAGGTTTAAAAAACCAGAAATTGAAGAATTTGGTGATATTAGATTAGCGGTCTTTAAGAGGTTTAAAGATAAATATGATTTCCAAGATGAAGAAACTATGCATGACTTACAATATGAGCTTGTAGATGCAGTGCCAAATTGGCCCGAAGTATCTTCACTAGAATCTCCCGAAGATGCACCAGGACAAACAACAGGTTCTTATTCATTTTTCAATGACTATATGCCCTTTGAACCACAAGACTTAGAAAACTGCGAATGGGATTCTATATCTAAAGATAAGATTGTTATCTCAGGTGGTGGAGATTGGCAAGAACCATTAACTGCAACTATTCAATGTGATACAGACGGGAATTTATTTGTAACTGAAGTTGAAATTGGCTATGGTGGAGATTGCTCGCTCTCCGATTTCCAAAAAGCGTTTTCTCTTGCTGTTATAAGAGACGAAAAAATAGATACGGTATTAGATAAATAATTCCTTATATTTGCATTAAATAAATAACTAACTATGATTGTAAAAAATATACACGAAAAATTACTTAACACTCTACAAGAAATGTTAATTGATACGGTTTACGGACTTCCCTATTATGGTGAGTTCAACCTTAACATTACATTTCACGAGACAGAATCAATTCCAACTTGTGGTGTTAATGTAACAACTAAAGGAATGAATTTTTACTACTCTCCAAAATTCTTGGAGAACATTTCTCAAAAAGAAGTAAACTTCATTACTATACATGAAGATTTCCACTTACTATTTAATCACCCACGAAGAACAACTGCTGGTCAATACGATCACAAACTTGCAAATATTGCACAAGATATGATTATCAATCATATTATTTGGGATGATATCTCACACGAATTTGTTGAAATTCCTAAAAATCCTGATGGAAAAAACATGGCTTTATTTGTTCCAAAAGAATACAAAGGGAAACTTATTTTCGAAGAACTTTATGCTTGGTTGCGTGAGGAAAAAGAAAAGTGGGAGAAAAACAAGAAAGAACAAGAAGAATGTAAGTCTTGTGATGGTACAGGGAAAAAGCAGCCTGGTGATTCAGACAAAGGTGACAAAGAAGAGGGTGAAAGTGAAGGTGGAAAGTGCGAAGGTGGAGAAGGAGAAGGCGGAAGCCAAGAATGTCCAGATTGTAACGGAACAGGAAATAAAGATGGTAAAGACTCAACTGGAAAAGATGGGTACGGACCATATGGTCAAAATCCTAAAGGCGAAGGTGATATCGATACATGGTCAAAAGAGCAAATTTTCCAAGACATGGAAAAGAATGAAGGGCAATATATGGACGTTCATATGGACGATAATGTTCCTGAGGAAATGCGTGAAGCTATGGTTCGTGAAGTAACTGATAGATTAGAAGCGCGAGGATTCTCAACTGATAACGTTACGGCTACTCTAAACAAGCTACAAAAGAAAAGAAAAGATTATCTAAAAGAAATCAAGCGTTCAGTTTCAAATGTTATTTTTGGAACACGTAAGATGAAAACTATTGTCAAGCCACACCGAAGAGGAATCTCAGGTTTGAAAGGGCATAGAAAAGTTAAGACTAAGATTAATGTTATTCTTGATACATCAGGTTCAATGGGTGGTCAAGGAACATTTGAGAGAGTTCTAAGTTTTGTATATCAGAATGATATTGAGATTAATTTCATACAAGGTGATACTCAAGTAAAATGGGTTGAAAACTTTAAAAAGAAACGAGGTCTTGAAACTATGAAAATTCACGGTCTTGGTGGAACAATACTACAACCATCTGTTGATTATGTGGTTGATAATTATAATGATTGCAGCACAGTAATACTTTCTGACGGTTACACAGACACACTTGACCTAAGTAAACATAATGGTAAAGTCCTTGTTATTTCAGTTGGTACTGAAATCCCATTGTATTCAAAGAGTAGAAAAGGAACTAAACAAATCGTACTAGAAAACACACATTAAAAATAAAAACATGAAAACTATATTAACATCTTTAATAATTACACTTATATCTTTGACATCATATTCACAAGAAAAAAAAGATATTATAATTGAATTACCAGGAACACAATCTGAATTATACACACAAACTAAAATGTACATATCCGAGCATTATAATATGAGTGAGGTTCTTGAGAATGATGATTCGGAAAGTAAAATTCTTTTTATAAGACCTTTAATGTCTGAGAGTTCTTCTGAAAATTTTGGAATGGTAAATGTTTCTCATTATTTCAGATATACCATCAAATGGTATCATAAGGATGGGAAGGTCAGAATGATAACCGAACTATCTCCAGTAAGTGATAAGGTTATATCATCACCATATTCTAATAGTTGGTTAAAATTAAATATAAGTAATGAATTCCAAGGCTTAATGAAGACAGGCATAAGCAAAAAGGGATTTTATAATATTAAAAATAACATTTTAAAAAAATACTCAAACCTACCAGAATCTTACACCAATTATATGAAGAATAACAAGGTTCAGTTGGATGATTGGTAATCCTCTTCCGTAAGGTGACCCTTTGAAGAATTATTACCCTTCTTAGTCATACATATATTATTGATCCCTGCAATTTCTTTTGCGGGGATTTTGTTTTTAAACCCATGTAGAATACTAGTTTTGTGATC